AGAAGCACAATACACTTAGCACCTTGATGTGCAAAGCCATTGGGCGCGGCTATCAAGCTAGCATGGAAGGATGTTTTACCCGTGTTAGGTCGCGCACCCACCTCTATTAGTTGACCTGCACTTACTCCCTCTATCTTTCTTGCCACAGGTGGGATGTTAAAGGACCAACGTGCCTCAAGATCAGCTTTAGCTAGTAGGGTTTCGATAGTAATATCATCCCACTCTATGTTTAGATTAGGCGTAAAGTCATCACCGTACCGCTCAAGGAGATTACGTAATGGTTCCAACGTTCCTCCTGTTCCACTTACCATATCAAAACCAATGTTAGCAACGTCTTCACCAACAACTTTTTGGAACAACTTAGATAGCACCTCTTGTGCTATGTCATTGCCCATAGGCTCTTCACGCTTTAACTGTACAAATAAACTATCAAAGCCTTGCCTTTGTGCTGTGGTCATGGTGGGATTATCTGATACAAACAGGGCTTGCACCTCGTCTGGTGTAACACTACGATTGTAGTGATCCATTGCTCTGTCTATTGTCTGCTTAATCTTACGATTGTCAGAACTAAATAATCTGTCTGGACACTTAGCACCACGATGGTCATCGTAGAATACTTTGTCCATTAGACTTCTTAACATTGGTACTTCCATTATACATCTCCTATGTCGGCTAGGTTATTCATATCAGTTGGATTACGATATTTCAAATCATCTGTCAAATACAACACGCGAACATCATTGACATGTCCTCGCAACTCTTTAGCCATCAGTATTGTTTTACGCACTGCATCAGGGTCGAGTGCAATGATGGCTGTTGAGAACTGTGCAAGATACTTTTTGTGTGCGTCAGACAATGACGTTCCTAGCACAGCTACCCCGACAAAGTTACCGCCACCAACCACGGCGGCACTCACACAGTCCTCAACAACTACGGCGACTTTACCACAACCAAATGAATATGGCAAGCCACTTTTTCCATACCTACGCCATTTAGGTAAACGCTTACCAAGCGCACGTCCTGTGGCGTCCACAACTTTACCGTCGTGTTTGATGGGGAACACAGCGCGGTGTTCACGCACATCATATAGCAAACCTAACTCTTTAGAGTCCAGCCCATACAATTCCATAGCCCACTCTGCTACGTCGTAATTATGTGGCACGAGATATTCAGGAACATCAAAGTCATCCCCACTAGCAAATCGCGCTACATCAGAGAGTTGTACACGAATGTCGTCTGCTGACATACGGACACGTGTGCCGCCTTTAATATCACAAGACATGCGAAAGCAATTCCATACGAGTGATCCCATGTTGTTAGTCACTGTGAATGTACGTTTACCACAGCTAGGACACTTGGTTCTAAGTGTACTACCTACTGGTACATTCATATCACTTACAATGTTATATATATTATTCATATATAATCTCTCCTGTGCGGCAGTTAAGTGCTTTTACCATAAGTTTGACGTGCTGTCAAGGCATTGTTGGCACTCTCGTATGTGTTCTTCATGTACGGTTTTACTGATTGTGGGTTAGCATGTCCTGTTACCGACATGATCTGTCCTATTCCTACACCAGCTTCTACCATTTCTGTTGTGCCTGTTCTACGTAGATCAGACAGACGTAAGTCACTGGATAATCCAGCGGCGTCCATCAACTTACGTGCATGTAATGGCAGTTTGTACTGGCTGTATGCTACATACTCCCCACTGATAGGCTGTGGTCTTGGTGCAACCAAAGGTTGAAAGCCAAAGTCTTCACGTTGTTGCTGTAGCATTTCAAATAAATCATCGTCGATAGGCAAGAACACTTCTGCCCTACGCTTAGATTGTTCTATATGTACACGCCTCTTGTCAAAGTGTATGGCATCCCATGTTAAGACACGCATATCACCCACACGCTGACACCAAGCGTATGCCATGTGAGCAATCAATCCAATGTTACGGGTGCTAAAATCGCTGTACGCAGCATCTAGTAACTTGCGTACATCCTCCCTACCCCAAACTATCTTGCGCGGCTGTGTGCTTCTCCTACGCACGATAGCGAAAGGATTGAGATTACAATGCTCCATTCGCACACCATAGTTATAGAGGATACGTGTCGCTGCCATCACGTGATTAGCAAAAGACAAACCACGATCACACCACAAATCATATGCCAACTTAGCTTGACGTGTGGTTGTGTCTGTTAGATTAGCAGAACCTAAACGTTGATCCTCTATGTTAGTGTCAAACATTACGCGATGAAAGTATTTATATTGTGCTTTAGTTTCATCACGTAAGTTCTTGAAATCATGCGATAAGTAATACTCATCAGCAAGTGCTTGTATAGATAGCATACTATTTACCTTTCATTCTGTGTAGCATTACTGCTGTAGTATACAACTCATCGTGCCATTGAAGTAGCTTCGTAAACCTAGCAGGTATGTTTGTCCAACCATAGTATGCCCCTGCTATCATGCCAGCCACTGCACCTACAGTATCGCTGTCATGTCCACGATTGACTGCCGCAACAATACACTCTTCAAAACTACTGGTAGTTTGAAAGGCCCACATTGCCGCCATGTATGTCTCTACTACATAGCCACCTGACATCACTTCATTGCGAGGCACATTAGTATCGTGTCGATACTTAGCATACTTAGCAAGTGGTTTACAGTAATATAGTTCTTCTGCAAACATAGTTCCATATTCAACACATAGAGGTGCGCCATGTGTAAGTAGAGTCTGCTGTGTTGCTAATGTAATCAGTTCTTCTCTACTCCTAGCGGCTAAAACAATAGCGGCAGTTCGCATCAATGCTCCATTACCAGCAGACTTTGGATTAGCATCACCCTTATATGGATCAGTAGGGTCTGCGATGTAACGTTCTAGCGCACGAATAGTAGTCGTACCTATATCAAAACACGTACCTCGCGGTATAAATTCACCGTCCCTATACCAAGATACAAAGTTATCCATGATGGCATAAGGATCAAACTTACCCTCATTGAGAATAGCTTTGCACATTGCTAGTGTCATGGCTGTATCGTCAGTCCACTCGCCTATGTCTACGTTATGATACCCTCCCTTGTGAAAATTAACTATATAATCTGCTGGTTCTCTGGCGTCTAGGAACTCAAGGGGTGCGCCAAGAGCATCACCCACAGCAAGTCCAATCAACATTCCTGTAGCGTTATCAATACTTTGCATGACGCACCTTCCTTTCTTTAAGCAGCTTGTTTTACAACAGACCGGAACTGGGGTGTGTTAATCCAGTCGGTCACTTTGAACTCACGCTCAAGCATTGTCTTAGCTTGAGTGTCCTTACCTGTGTTACGCAGTGTAAAGCCATTACGTTCGTCGGCATAGCTTGCGTAGTTAGTGAATGCACTGTACAAGGCAAACACGTTTTGACCACGGTCAGATACCTCTTCACGATATAGAGCAAACATCTTTTCAGATTCTTTTTCACTCTTGATGATGCTATCAAGCAGGGCTTTGACATCCACCGTGACAAGGGAACTTTCTGCCCATGTCTGTAGCTGTTTTGTCCTACCATAGAAATCATCTTTAGACTTATTCAGTCTGGTAATGAATCTGTCCATGTCAAACCCACTGGTGTTCTTACGTTTAATAGTGTCGTGCTTACCTGTAATCATACCGTTGAGGCAGAAGAAGTCAATAGCCCCAAAGATAGCCACGTTAGAACACGTACCGTTTACCCCATGCAATGCAATGATACGCTGTTGCACATCAAACTCATTGCGGTCTGTCGTTATCTTGGCTGACACTTTTGGTAGGCGTACATCCATAACGCCCATGCCATTATTATATGCTGACTTCCAAGACACTATAGCACCCTCAGTTTCATGAGAATCAAGATGTTCAGTCATGGTATACGATACTCTACGAAAGAACGCACCATGATTTTCACATTTAAATCCACTACCAACTATACCAATGTATTCTTGTGTGTCACTATTGATGACATACTTCTGGCCTTCCATCTTTGTATCCTCAAATTCCACATGGAAATCAAGGTGTTCTGGTACATCCACCAAGGATGTTTTTACATAATCAAACGGCATGGCTATCTCCTTTATCCGTTAAGTGATACTGTGTTATACTACATAATTTACTCATTGTCAACTCCTCATCCCGGCATGACATATACTTTAGGTCTACCATCTTGATCTATTAACATCTCTACGCTCATGGCTGTGTAAATAGGATCACCATTGCACATGAAGGTATCATTTTTATAAGGGTTGTAGGACACTATTCTTCCATGAGGTTGCATGTGACACTCTTCATATCCACACGTCATGTTGCCAACCACAAAAGCATGAACATTTTTCTTGCCCTCTTCACGTACACGGCGTTGCCCTGCTGGCCTCACCATAAACTTACACTTGTCCAGCCACAAATGGTTTGCGTGGAGTATGACTAAGTTTGTATACGTTGATTGTACAGACCAACATTTTTTATGCAGGTTCCAATATACACGCACCCTAAAATTATACATCACATAAACCTCCCTATCAATCCGATTACAAAGTGATACAATGACCATCCTAAGAAAGCCCATATACATGCGAACAAAAACATCTCAATTCCGTCATGCGTGAGGTAGTAGTGTTTGGCTTTGTGCCAGTATTTACTCATGCTATCACCTCATACGTTGTAAATTCTGCTAGTCCTTCACGCCAATCAGTCTCGTCATAGTTTGTCCACTCTTCTGACCTGTCACGGTTTAGTTCTTCTAGTATCATTGGCAATGTCATCAGGTAGATAGACCCATCCTCTACGTCACGTATTTTGTATGGCTTATTCATGCTCACCTCCATCGTCCTCACCCTGTTGTACCTCAAAGACTATGCGAACTTTTCGCACGTTACCATAAATGCTGTCATCAGCGACACATTCCCACTTGAAATTACACTTGTGTAGGAACTCCCACAGTTCATCATACTCACTCATGCTCACCTCCTGCATCTAATATGGCCCAATACTGGTCAAATGTATATACTTGTGTGTCTGTCTCTACGTCCATTGGATATGTACCAAAGTGGGCATAGTGGTCATCTACGTAGTCTTTGATTGCTTCATAGTCACTATTCATGCTCACTCTCCATAAGATTATCAAACCGGATATAAATCTGCCCTTCTTCCTCATCACCAACATGAACCTCAAAGAAATCTACGTCAGATTCTTCGACCAAATCCCAAAGACCATCAAATAACATTTGCTTATTCATGCTCACCTCCATTACCTCTGCCAAGCCCACCGAAATACTGTGGCTTACGCTTGGCTGTTTCAAACAC